GAGAGGTAGTAACCCATCTAACGACGGGCCTACCGTCATACCAGTAAGGACTTTCGATGACTGACATAGTTTTTAACGAAAGCGAGACCGTTTCATTGGGAGAACGTACCCGTACGCAAATCAGGACCTATGGTTCTGGCCAGCGTTTGGAGACCGTCTTCCAGGTCGAGCCTCGTAACTATGCGAAAGTTTCAAGATCCTTCTTGAAGCGTCCGAAACCGCTGACGCCCTTTATCAAACCTACTGCGTATGAGCGTTCTGTCGAGACTATCACCCACGGGTTAATGCGAACGAAGAGCTGGTCGCAAGCACCCGTTGCCGTGTTCCAAATCGCCTCTACGGAGGAGATCGGATGCGGCTCGCAGAGTTTTCATTTCGATAATCTGCCGTTTTGGGTTAAGTCTCCCGCTCAGCGGAACCGCGTCATTATCGACGCACTGCTGCAGCTGAAAGACCAGAAAGTAAACCTAGCTCAAGCTTACGCTGAGCGTCGGATGACTGCTGGTCTCGTAGGTGACAGCCTACACCGTATAGCTCGATCCATTATGGCCCTACGCCGAGGAAATTGGCGGCAGGCCGGTAGGTGGCTCAAGCAGAACTGGAAACACGCACCCAGTTCTTGGTTAGAATACCAATACGGCTGGAATCCGTTGATGAACGATGTCTTCGGGAGCATTGAAGCTCTTAAGGCTCGGAATTCTCCCAGTGATTGGTTAATCACTGTCAAGGATAGCGTCATGGAGAAGGAGAAGAGTGAGGAGTTCGTGCCAAACACGGATTTCTATACTGCGAAACCCTTCTGGCGCAGGAAAGAGAGGTCCAGAGGCCATTTCATTCGGCTCGATTATGAGCCGGGGAATGACTTCCTATCCTGCCTTTCTAGCCTCGGTCTTACCAACCCTTTGTACCTTGCTTGGGAGTTAGTCCCTTACAGCTTCGTTATCGACTGGTTTACTCCTATCGGTGACTGGCTGAGTTCGCTTGACGCGGCTCAGGGTTTCAAGTTCTACTCTGGCAGTATTACGTCCAGAGAGGAAGAGGTGACTACGCTAGACAATGTGTTGTGTCTAGCGGGGACGCGTGATGGGCTGAATTACACCAACTCTAGATATCAAGCGTCAAGGAGACGCTTTCACGTCCAGAGGGAAGTGCTAACAAGCTCGCCCTTGCCTGGCTTCCCGGGTTATAAGAACCCGTTGAGCCTCGCTCATGCAGCAAACGGTTTAGCGCTGCTAACACAAGCTCTACGTCCCGGACCCGTCAGGGTCCGGTAATACCATCTCCTATTAAAGGAACTGTTATGCCCCAGTTGGGCAATATCGTCATCAATGACGCCGCGGCCACTCCCGTGGCCCA